AGCGGTAGCTTTATCAAAATCATTATAAAGTACAAACGTAGTGTTAGTTATTCTATCTATATAAAAATAGGATTGGTCAAGTTCCTGAGCTCCCCCCAAAGAGGTAGTAGCTAGCTTAACTCTATCTCCGTCTAATAGTCCATGAGCTGTAGAAGTAGTTATAGTAGTAGTTCCACTACTGACACTTATATTACTTATACTTCCATAACTAAACACCTCTTCTCCGAGCGAGATAATATCTCTTGGAAGAATATTGTTAGTAAAACCTGTTCCAGTCACAGTATTTGAATTTTTAGCAATAGTCAGTGTTCCTACAGAAGCCCACTGAGGTGCTTGACTTGAGAAACGATTTGCTGAAGCAGGAATTTCTCTCCAGAAAGGTAAATTATCTAAAGATAACGTATCCCAATAAATAATTTTTAAAGAAGTACCTACATAAGCATAATAAGTATCTGTAGTTGTTAAGCTACTTAAGTCATAGGCATTTGTAATACTTCTAGAATTTAAAGGATCTGCAAGAGACGCAAAAGCGCAAGGATTTACTTGAAAGGCTAGTTCTGAGTCGCTATTTACACCTATTTGAGCATTTGATTTGCCACCTTTTACAATACCCTCTTGCATACGCGGAACATTCTGATTATAAGGATCTTCAACATCATATTGAGTACTTATAAAGTCCGAAGAATTTCCTTTTTCGGAAAGAGTTCTAACTCGAAAAGTGTAAAATCCATTTGGAACATTATCAAATCGAATAGAGGTTTGCTCTGTAAACATAGGGCTACTAATGTTAGGAATATTATGTACTAATTCATAGCCTGCAAAGAACTCGTAGTCTTTCTCCTGAGTACTACTATCGGATGCGGTGTATTCTTCTTGAGGTTTTTCCCATTCAATCCGAAGCTCTTCTCCAGGCTGTTTAGCGTCTGTTTCTAAAACTATAAATATATTTGCGGGCGCAGGAACAATCCCTTCAGAATCTTCAGAATCAGAGTAAACACCTCCGTCTACAACCCCAAGTGCGTAATCTTTATCTACTGCATCATATTTTTCTACATAATATTCCACCGCATTTATAGAAAATATGTTTCCTTCGTCATTTTGAGAAACTGCAAGTACTTTATATTCTTTAGGGGACCCTAGTACTTCACCTCCTGCAACTTCATGAGTGAGAGCCCAAACAGACCCTGTTTTAGGCGTAACCCCAAAATTACTGCTAGTAGTTAAGGTAGTTATATCTGTTCCTGCTGAAGTACTTAAAGGATTTTCCTGTATATAAGTATAGGGCTTCCAAACTAAGGGTAGGGGGGTTCCCCCACTTGTTTGTGCACTCGAAGCCTTTTCTTCCGAATCTATGGTAGCTAAACTTCCATTTATATATAATTGACCTGTAATACGAGCCCCTTTACTATAAGGAACACTATTTACACTAATTGTATCTAGCCCTGCATAAAATGCGGCGTAGCTTTCTACGAGAGTACTTAATCTGTAAGTCCCACTAAGAAGTTCTATAGGTCGATCTAAAGTAATAGTACTGGGAGTAGGAGCTGTAGAGCTGCTCACTCTTCCACTTAGTTCAACCCCAAACTTATCTGCATCTTGTACATTAATTACATCTCCAGGTCGAATATAGGCTCCCTGTAGTCCTGTTTCAAAACTTACTATTTCTTTTTGATTTTGTGCTGTCCATACCTTCCATCTACCGTACCGAATTGCTTGTCCTTCAGAAGTAGCCCCCATTGCTACAGCGGATTCACTGATTATTTTTCCGTCTCTAACAATAGCTTCTCTATCTTCTACTATAAGATTAACGGGTTCATAATTAGCAGTAGGATCGTTCCAAGTAACAATTACTTGGTTTGTTCTATTTTTTCTAGAGGTTCCTTCATAATTAAAGATACCATTTATAACATTGGATTTTGCAAATGTATACACAGGTTCAGACGGAAGATCTTGAACTACATTAAGCTTTCCATCCATCCAATATAGCATACCAGTAAACATACTGGCCATATCTTTTAGTACCTTAAACATCTCAGTAGCTTTTGCTAAATAAAAGTTTGCACGAAAGCGAGGTTCCGTTCCTCCATTTCCATCATCTACAAGTTCGTCACAATATTGTGCAATTCTATAAAGAGCATACTTATTTATATCCCCCGCAGATATCCATTTGCCCGCTCCGTATCTTTGATTTGTTATCATATCATAAAAAATCCAAGCAGGATTATCTGTATAATATAAGTCTTCTTTAAATGCCCCATTCCAGAATCCAGAGTACTGAGCGACTCCATTTGTAGTGTATTCTCTTGGAGTATAAGAATCAGGAATTCTTACTTTTAAGCCCTCAAGAAGGTAGCTTCGTTGAGGAAGATTGCTGAAATCTTTAGAAGAGAAAGTAATTGCAGAAGCAGCAGTATGTGGATAGCTTAACTTATCTTTAATAGTAGCAGATAAGCCTCCCCCATTTATACTACTTGCAGCTTGCATTTGCCATTTAGTTAAATTTGTTCTTCCTCCTGCAGATCCATTCGCCCAAACAGGCATACCGGAAGGGCGAGTAAGTCTAACTATTCTAATTTGAAAGTTATCGAAAGGTTTAAAGCGGGCTAGACCTATAGTATGATCAAAAGAAGTAGGTGCAGTAGTTTTTCCGGAGTGAATCACTACTCCTCCGTGTTGACTAAACAAAGTTTTCCACTCACTATTCTCACTGTTTAAAGATGTTTTAATTTGAAAAACATAATGAGCGTGTGCAGTTTCTTTATCAGCATTTTCTGTATTTAAAGTATACAAAGCAGCATATACAATACGTATATTTACTTCATCCGCCTGAGAAATTTGTGCAGAAGAAAGACCAAACCCTAATCCTCCGCCGGATGCTTGAGCAGGAATTACTACGGCAGTACCCGCATTTTCAGTAAAAGACTGCCCCGTGGGGTACCCATAATTATCATAAAGTCCATTGCCACTATTCCAGCTTCCATAGGAAAATCCCAAAGCTGTTACTTCAGTAGGGAGAGTTGCAGGCTGTTTAACTGGGGTATTCCCCCCTGTTCCTGCAGTGCTTATACCTCCTGCTACTCCGTTTATATCCGCAAAAGGTACTTGAGATTCTGTACCTCTACGAAATTGAAGCGTAGAGGCTTCTACTTTTTTAATATTATTATAAGAAGCCGCTCCAGGACCTCTCATTGATTTTTCTATAGGAGCTGCACCCTGTACTGAAAAAGGCCAACTTCCTGTAGTTTGAGGCCACGAACTGCTATAGCTATTTGAGGAAGTATCAATTGTAATAGTATTCGTACTTGTGTTTACAGATGCAATTTTATACGCTGCATAGACTCTTAAGGTATGAGTTTTACTTGTATCAATATTTATTGAAGTCGGAGATTGTTGACACGTAAAAGTATGTATGTGTGTAGTGGTATTAATACCTATTTCGCCCTCTAAAGCTAGAGTGTCCAGTGCTACATTAGTATTATTTGATAGCTTAGCATATATTAAGTTATTCTGGAATGTTCCTGTAAGAACATTAGATACTCCACTATTTAAAGTAATCAGTAAAAATCCATTATAATTTTGACCTGAACTAATCTGACTTCCAGTAAATTGCTGATTATTTATTTCAACTACTAAAAATTTGCCTACATCATCTGATGTAAAAGTATAGCCATTTCCAACACCTGTAGTACCCCCCTGAGTTACTGCCAGAGTAGATACAATATTAGTACCAGAAGTAATATTTGAAGGGGCTGCAATATTTTTGGCGTCTTCAAAAGGAACATTATCTAAAAAGACTGATCTTTTTCCATCGACAAGACCACGAACAGGCCCTTCGCAGATCATATCTATGATTCCTACGTATTGTTCACTGTCTCCCGTCTGAATCTTTCTATTATTTAGGTTCGTCTGAGTATATACAAAATTTCCATGTCCAAAGGGCATTAGTCTTTATCCTCCGTAGCCGTATCATTGGGATTTCCACCACCCCCATGTCCTGGGCTAGTAGGATCATTAGGTGTTATAAAGTCTGCTCCAGCCTCTGCAAAATCAATAAAAGTTTGATTAGCATTTTTAATTTCAAAAGATATAGGGCGTCCGGGGACTCTTAGTTTACCATATAGAACTGGAACAGGGTCTCCCTCTACTATATTTTGCCCCGCACCTTGAAAAAGATAACTTTCATCTTGTTGATTATCTGTAGAGGGGTCAGGGGCCATTATTTGCTGTAGTCCTGTAAGAGCTAGATTTACCCCGACTGCTGCAAGAGCCAAAGCTTGCCCCGCTGATAAAGAAAACCCTAGTCCATTTGATAAGCTAGTACCAAGAGGACCTAAATAATAAGCTGCTGCAATTATAACTATAGCCGCAAGAATTTTACCTATACCGCTTTTAGATCCTGCGGGAATCGCAGTAATTGTCATAGCTCCCCCCTCTTCATACTGTAAAAGTAGTTCTCGTTCGTCTTGAATTGGTTTATCTGCAACTTGACAAGTAAAATTAATTCCCTTCTCTGCACAGTCAACAAGATATGGTCGAAATTCTGGAAAATTCATTTCTAAGCATCGAATCACACTACCAAACGAATTAGCACTTATGTCAAATTCTTTTCCGAATTTTTCTCCGATTTCACCTTCTAAATATACTTTACGCAACATATCTATAAATTCCTACTATATACTGGCCCCAGAAAGGGTATAAATGTTCTCTACACGAAAGTCTATTTTCTGCATGATGAAAGAAAACATCATTCCCCAGGTAAACTCCGCAATGGTCTGGAACATCTGCTTGTACTTTAAAAATTAACACATCATTCTTCTGGGGACTATCTACTTTTATATGATTCCAATTTTTAATATTTTCCTCTGTAAAGTAATCTAAGCTATTATCCCACCAATTATCTTCGAACGGTATTCTTGGGGGAATATTTATACTTTGTTCTGCTAGATAGTCCCTCATAGCTTCAAAACAATCTGTAACACCAAATTGATATTCTCTTCCAATAAGAGGGTACGCCTTTGTTTTTGGCTCAACTATATTTAGTTCCATATCTGGGTAGCTAAATATATAATAAGGTATTCCTAGTACATTACAACAATTTACATCATACTCAGAAGCTTCATTTGTAGTATCTGGATGACTGTGTACAATCGCAAAAATATCACACTTTTTCTTTATTTCTAAATATTGCGAAGAGGACATTATAAAATCTTTAGTACTATCTGCAATATTGTCACAAGAAAACCATCTTTTCTTACCTTTTACAATCCCTATTACACCACAACCTTCTTGAGGGTACTCTTTTTCAAAGTGTTCTCTTATATCCTCAATCACTTAAACTTTTTGCTTCCTGGGAAGCCTCCAAACGGTAAGTGTACGTTTTGGTCTAAAGTGGGCCCGTTATAAACACCTTGGTATCTTTTCTTACAAGAAGCTAGAGTTTTTCCACATATATCTATTCTTTTCCAATACTTATTATATACTCTAGGATCTTTTCCGCTATTTGTAAATAAAGCCTCCCAAACTCTCGTATGAGTATGACCATTTACAGTATCTGTTGTGAAAACTTTATTTGTAGCACTGTAGCTAGTAGGCGCATTACTCCAGACATTAATTGCACCGGTTTGATTTAAATCGCGACTAATTAAGCTATCATCACTTTTAAAGTATAAACCTTTCCCATTAGGCTCTTCAAAAGGCTGGTTATTCAAAGGCCACGTGCACCCGCCTCCTAGGCCTAGTTGAACTCCTTGGTATTGCCAAGGGCAGTATTTTCCTATTACTACTCTATGTGGTAATACTGTATTTTCTATGTCGAAAGGAGATGCTAATTCAAAGGCTACAAGTAAATTATTCTCTGATGCGATTCTATCTATGTAATAAATTTGCGCCGGAAACTCTGGAGAGGTTGCATTATTATTATCAGTATTTGATTTTAAAGTTCTATGATAAATTACTTTTGTACCAATAAAATCATCATTTGACTCAAAGTTTAAAACTTCTTTAATATCACTTAATAGTTCTTCATCATTATCTAAACTTTTTGTTAATGAAGGAATATTTGCAACTGTTAAAGTAGGTCGAGGAGCAGCACCTGTTGCGCTCATCTCCATACCCCCAATCTGAATGGGTATAGCAAAATAATCATTTTGACGAAACTCTATCTTATCTACTCCGTCGTCTAATCCATTAAACAAATAATAAGATGAAGCAGCTCCTGGGAGGGTTATTTCAAATAACTCAACAAGGCTATCATTAATTTCCGTGTCCTGTACTGTTTCAATTAAGTCTGTCATTTCTATGGCTCATAAACTCTTGTGAAAGTTGTTGTTAAACTATGATTAACGGTATTAGTATACTGAGTACTATACTCGTTACAAATTACTTTTATTGCGCTTTCAGAAAGGACGCCGCTAGTAAAAGTATCAGTAATATTTAGTACAAAATGCAATCCTGCTTTGCTATCAAAGTAAGCCGCAATAAGATTTATTTCTTCAGCATTACGATTATTAAAAGAAATACTAAAACGTTCTACTTTCGTATTTATTCCATCACGAACTCTTTGGGAGTACCCATCCCCAAATTGAGCAGTTAGTACCCTATGCTGAGTAGTTTTAGATAAACCCCTGTCTGCTACTGCTATAAAATCTGAGCTACCCGAAGTATTTTTTAAGGTATCTACATCTGCTGCTGGAATTGTAAAGCTAAAGTCGGCCATTAAGCTGCTCCATAAGGACTAAGCATCCCACCATTTCTTCTTTGATTCATAAGTTCTTGTTGTACTGCGGCTGCGATTGCTTTTCCAAGATTTGCTCCCTGCTGCCCGTCTGACTGTTCCGTCTGAGAAGCTTGACCGTTACTATCAATAGCAACGTTTACAGTTACATTATTATTTTGTCCGCCCCCGTTCATACTTACAGGAATTGATTTACCGTCAGGAAGAGGTACAATTGCTTCATTATGTCGACCCTCTCCTACAAGACCAACAGTAGGTTGAGTTGCAATTCCACCCTTGGCATACGCTGCCGAACGGAAACCTCCTTTTGCGATTCCACCGTTTGCGAAAAAGAGGGTAGCAAGAGTACCAAAAATACCTCCGGCACCTCCGCCGCCCATGCCTCCGAAAAGACTGCCTAAAAGATCTGGTAAACTACTAAGAAGACCTCCTAGATCTTTTGTTAATGTACTAAAAATAGAACCGAAGTCAGTGCCCAAGTCTCCAAAAAGGTTGCCAAGATTTTCTAAGAAAGGAGCATCATTGCCCCCGAAAAGACCCTTCATATTATCTGTAAAACTTGTAAAAAGTCTCGTAAGCCCACTTGCGCCGCCCTCACTAGAGGCGACAACTTCCTCTAAAACTCCTTGACCTGTAGCAGGCATTGAAGAAGGGTCACTTCGTCGAGCCGCAGAATCATCTCTACCTGCTTTTTTACCTATTAAATTGCTGAAAAGAGTAGCAAAAGGCCCCTGCTCATTAGTTCCAGCAGTAGTTTCACTAGTCGCTCCCATACTTGCAATATCATTAATCATAGAATCGATAGAGCTGGAAGATATTGAGGTAGCTCCAGTAGTCGCTCCCATACTTGCAATATCATTAATCATAGAATCGATAGAGCTGGAAGATACTGGGGCAGCTCCGGGGGCTAGTGCGTTTGACATTAAATTCGCAGCTATAGTTCCTCCCTCTACAAGAGCATTTTTCATCTTTGCAGCGGGATCTTCAGCAGGAAATAAGGAATCCACTACTTTATCTGTTAATCTTTTTGCCAGTACATCTGCTATACTTTCTAAAATACCCGTTGTTAAGTTAGCTACGGCATCTTTTAAGCTAGTAACCTTTCCTTTTATAATATCTGCAAGACCTTTCTCAAACCCAGATTCAAAACTATTTTTTATAGTATCTTCTAGTTCTGCGCCAATATCTTTTTGTCGCATTAAATCTATATTTTGCTGCTTAATTACTTCTAATTTTGCTCTATTAAGGTCAAGAAGTCTCTGATCTTGTAGAGACATGTCGACCCCCTGAACTAAAGCTTGTTGTTCCAAGCCAAAAATTGCTAATTTTAATTTTTCTTGTTCTATAGAATTTTTACTGAGTTGTTGCTCTATTTTTAATCTTTCTTTCTGCCCTTTAGTAGCACCTCTTAGCTGCTCTAAATTTTTGGATTGTAGGTTTACTGTTGCTAATTTAATATCAAATTGCTGTTTTATAATATTTGTTAAAAGATCTTCTTCTTTTGCAATTTGATCTAATCTTTTTTGATGATCAGTACTAGTATCATCGGTAATCTTTTGAATTGTTTCTCTTTCTTTCGCCAAACTTTTTAATAGCTGGCTTTCTTGCGAGGAGCCAGATAAGCTTCTAACAAAATCTCCAACTTGTTGCTTATTTTGATCGGATATATTCGCCAGCTCTTTTATACTTGTTGCAACATCTAAGTAGGCATCTTTTGCGGTTATAAGGTCATTTATATTTACCTTACCTGTTGTATTTAATTGGTTAAGAAGTTTTAAATAAGCATTCCCAGTTTTTGAGGTTCCACCTTGAGCTTCTTGCATATTCTTATATGAGTTTATTTGCATATTTAAAAAGTTCGCAGCATCTTTTTCTGCTTCTGTAGCGTTCTCTTTATTTTTTACATACTCTAAGAAAGTACTATTTGTAGCTTCTAAGGCTTTCTGCTGCTTATCGAAAACAAATGCTGTTTGTTGAGCAATATTACTACCGACAACTCCAGCCCCAAAAGTTTCTTGTAGATTTTTTAGATCTATAGTAGTCGCCTCCAATGCAGTAGCAGATGCTTTTTGAAACTGTCCAAATCCTTGTTGATTTACTTCTTGCAATTGCTCTACTAGTAGACGAAGCTGCCCAGAAGTAAGAGAGCCTACAACATCCCCAAAAGACTTAAAAAAGTTCAAAGCATTAGGAGCATCTTCTAACATTACTTTCTGCACTTCAGCAAAATGTTCATAGTCTTTGTTCAAACTTTGCAGTCTATCGGCCAGCATTGTTTGCTTAGAGACTGATTTATCCATCTGTTCATTGCTCTTAAAGAAAAAGTCATACGCTATTTTTCCTGCTCCAAATGCTAGACCAGCGAGTTGAAGCCAGAAAAACGCACCACTGATAAAAGCTCCTGCTTTAGCTGCAAAGCTTACAACACTTGAAAAAGCGCCTATTACTGCGGTTTTCATTTTCATAAAGGCCACTGAAATACCTTTTCCGGCTCTTTCTGCTTCTACTATCATTTTACCACTAGCGACTTTTTGTGCGATAATCATATCATCTAGAGCTTTTATAAAGTCTCTTCGAATCTTATCATCCATAGTTTTATAGATGCCGGTCATAGCCGTTGCTGATTTTTTTGTAGCGGCTAGTTGTCTAGCGGATAACTGTTTCCCTCCGAGTATAGCTGCTACTCCAGAGCCTTTTCTACCTTTTGTGATTCCTCCTGCTGCAAGGGCGCTTTTAGCTTCAGCGGCTCCTTGCTTACCCAAAGCCTTAGCAGCGCCTTTATCTCCTGAAGCAGCTTTTAAAGTTCTTGTATAATTTTCTATATCTTTTTGAGCACTTTTAAAAGATTCTGAAGAGCTCTTTGCTACACCGTTCATAGTTTCTTGAAATTGGGAGAGGGCGGGTAGCGCTGCTGTAAGTACCCCCTTACCTATTAGTAAGAAACCCGCGTAAGCAATTGAAGGAAATTCAATGAATAAATTTGCAAGAGGTGTAGCTATATTAACTGCAACTTCTCTAATATTATTTACAATATCATCAAAAGCTTTTCCTAGTTGATTGAACTTGTTAACACCCGGATCAACAATAGCTATGATTCTGCCATACTTTTTCTCTGCCTGACTTAATACATCATTAGCAACTGCTTGACTTTTTTGAAACTGGGTTAAATCTTTCGCATTTAAATTTAAAGAATCCGCATACGCTTTACTAGCATCTTCCAAACGGAGTATAATGCCTAATTCATCCAAAAGTTCTGGCTCTGCTTTTGTAACACCTCTAATAAGTCTGTTAAAAGAATCTGTAGTATCCCTACCTAAAATGACAGAAGCATCTCTAGCTGCTTTACCTAAAGCCGTTATTTGAGTTGTTTGTAGCCCCGCTGCGCTACCAATTGCTCCTGCTTGTGCAGCGTCTCTAAAAGAGATCTGAGCATCCGTAGCCGCAATAATATCATTAGTAAGAGTTCTCATAGCTATACCAGTACTACTAGAATAAGCTACTTGTCCCTTTTGAAGAGTTACTAAATCACCTGCTGATTTTAAGAATTGAAAAGCGGCACTTACTGCAAAAATTTGAGCAGCTAGAGTTGCATAAGCAGGAACAAGACCTCCAGAGAGGCCTTGCGCCATTTTTGAAAAGTTTTTGGTTCCATTTGCAGAAGTTTGTGCAGCACCTTTGAGGTTTCGATCAGCAGTACGAGCAGACTTTCCCGTTTTATCCAATGCACCCCCAAGCTTGTTTGCTTCGACGGCTACACGTTTTGTAGTGCCCTTGTCATCTATAACTACGTCAATATAAACTTTATTGTTTGCCATTAGCCGCGCACGTTATGGGTGTACTTATTTCCACCTCCTGCAGACTTTGCTTTTCGCTCTTCTGCTTTACGTTTTTTCTCTGATTCTTCTGCTTTATATGAGACTATAATATTTTCATATAATTTCATAAAAAATAACGTTTCTTTTTTATTTTCTATTTCATACAATTCGAAAAGTTGATTACATTGCGTCCAATCTTTTCCTAAATATGTGCCCGACATTCCATCCCAGTTGTCTGACAAAAAGCTGAATATAAAAAATGCCACTTGAACCTCCTCGGGGAAATCCGAAGAATCGAGCGGCATTTTTGCTGGGTCTGGTTCTTGTCCTAATTGTTCACAAATAAGTAAGTATTTATCTACATCAATCTGCGAACTGTCTCTTACAAAGCGTTCAAGTAATCTTTTTACTTCAATTACTTGTTGCTGGTAAAATTTTCGAGGTCACCTACTGTTTCCGTTACCCAAGTATCAAAATCATTTGCATTCTTCATAAGAAGCTCTGCATTTTCTTGAGTAAATGGCAATGTACCTTCAGGATCAAGTTCAGAAATATCAACCAAAAGAAGCTCTTCTAAGTATCGAAGTTTCAGTCCTTTCCATCCTTTAATTACTGCCTTACAGTACTCAGTAAGAAACTTTTCTTCATTCAGCTCTTCTTCTGGCTGACGAGTCCTCTTACTAAACTTTGTAGTAATACACTTCTTACGAAGTTTTAACAACTCTTCTCGAGCTAGATAGCACAGATCTACTGTCATATCTGCACAACCTGGAAAATCAAGTGTTACAGTTTTACTAGGGGTCATTAGACTCGCGAGAGAAATAGGTGTTTCTTTTTCAGTCATGCTTTTTTATCCTTTTAAAGTTGTTGTTCATTTGTACCACATATTATATCGAAGGCAAGGAAAAATGTCAAGAAATATTTTTACCACCTTAAAAGAAAAAACCCGCCGAAGCGGGTTTCAGTCAATTTTATTATAGTTATTAAGCACTTACTCCATGTACTGTCATATTAAACTCATCTACAGTATCAAAATCATTAGTATAAGCACCGAAGCTTGTCTCCAAACTTACAACATCTTCAATATTGTGAGAAGGTACATCAATGTGTACTTTCGGGAAGTTTAAGTCTACACGAGGAGTAGAAGCTGTAGTGCCCCCTACCTTAAATGTAACGTCAAACTCGTTTACGACTTTTGTTAAGCCTTTTGTAGGATCTACAAGGTCCGCGAAGAAGTCTGCAGAAGCTCCGGTGTTGGCGCCATCTGCTCCAGCATCGTTAAATACCAAATAACAAGTAAAGTTACCTCCAATTGCTCTAGAGCCCGTTACACCCTCAATTGGCTTATTAATTGTACCTAATTCTTCTGGTACAAGATAAGTTACATTATTTGAAATTGTAAGATTTCCACCGGTTAAGGTAAAGTTATAAATACCGGTATTAACAGTTCCTGCACTACCATACCCGTCTAAGCCAGAAGTGCTTGTAGAGACAGTAATACTTGTTGAGCCTACTGAAGTTACAGTATGATTCTTACCATTCAGAGCTGCTTGAAGAGTATTGTTTGTAGAAGTATTATCATCTACTACACCTGTAATCGCAATAGTATCCCCGACGATTACGCTATGGCCAGAAGCTACTGTAAGAACAGCCGAAGAAGCATTACTTACTCCAGAAATTGTTACAGGCTTACCTTCCATAACGTCAGGGTTTTGACCACGAACTTCTAGTTGCGTCAAACGGTTACGAATGAAGTTGTTTGTAGAAGTTACACCTGATGTATAAGCAGCTTTACGAACAGCTGCTGCTGTAGCTACGCCAAATGATAAGTCGTCATTTGAATCAAGGAAAACATCCCCTACAGTTGCGCCTGAGATAGTAGTGCCAGATTGAACAGTTACTTGACCCGCACTCTTCATATCCGTAACTTCTTTTGCAGAACCTGACCAATTAGCAGTTGCAATTCCGTCAATATCAAAATCAATAGAACATTCGTTTACAATTGCGTTACCTAGCTTGTATACCATAGGCTCTGTAGCGTCTGTTTCAAATACAAAATACAAAGTGATTTTTGGAAGAGTAGAACGGTTAGACTCTTTAAAATTTAAAATACCTGTTGATACATCAAGAACACGAGCGTTTGAGTCACCTACTTTATCACCAGAGTTACGATCATAATCTGAACTTTCAGTACCTGGCGAAGATCCATGAAGATCAGCACCTGCCATTGCTGCCCAGAGAACTTCGTCTACAAGGTGATGGTTAGCACCTTTAAGAGTTGGACGCATATAAGTACTGAAAGACCATTCAGCAGGAGCAAGAGAGTCTGTAAAAAGACGTCGGCCTCGACGACTGATACCTGAAGTACTTTCCATTTCATTCAAACCAATTTCTGTTTGATTAGTACTTTGAGAAAAACTAAAGCCATCTAGTACTGGGATTTCCCAGACCCCTTGATGGACTCCAGCGTTACTTGTTAGTTCGACATACAATTTTGTATCGCGACTAAAATAAAGTTTATCTGCCATAGATTATCTCCTATGAACTTTGAAAAGACTTGGACGTGAACTTTTGTTCGTGCCAGTCGTTTCTAGTATCGAACCTCTATAAGAATTTCTCCTACCCCTAGAGGATCTAACACACCTTCATCAGTGTCTATACTAATGATTGTGATTTGTTGTGTAAATTGCTCAAGACCCATTCGGTCATAATATACAAATCTACTATTTTCTTCTAAAATTGTTTCTACATCCTCTAGTAATTCATCAAGAGCATCTACCGAGTCTTCTTGATTTACATAACATCGAATTGTAATATTTAAAAAGCGGTCTTTATATTGTCCGCCTTGGTACTGACGACTTTCAGATCCTGCATTCAAATGTACTGCGGGAAATTCTTCTACCTCGTCCCAAAATTTAAGACGAGGGCTTACTTCAGCAATAGCACTATGATATATACCTCTACCATCAATTTGTGCAATTTTTTCAGATAAGCCTTTAGTAATCGCAGATCGACGGCTAGTATACTGTCTATGTGCTGCTTTTTCTACCACTATACTCTCCTAGTATAAAATCTTCCTAAAGCCATTTCTGCTGCGACTTCTCTAATAGAAGCATCAATTAATCTTCTAGGATCCCTACTAGTGGTTGCCCAAGGGCTTTTACCCCTTCCCACCTCAAATATCTGATAGGGATCTTTTTGATAAGTATAACCGAAACTAGGGAATCCTCTTTTAGTTTGACTTACATCAGTAAGCTTTACACTATTTGCAAATCTTCCTGTTCTATTTTCTAATCCCGGCGATCTCATGTTCTTTTCAATAGTTTCAGGTAGTTTTCGATTAATCATTGCCATTATGGAAAACATGCTGCGTCTGTTATTTTTTTCAAATGCTGGAGTTTTAACTGCTGTCTTATCTTTAAATGCAGCACCTGCAGTCACTTTATTGGCTTTCTTTTTCCCTTTTCCTGAGCTTTTTTGATCTTTAATCTTTTGATGTTTAATATTTGATCGTATATTTTTATTTCTTTTTGCAACTAATGAAAATTCATTAAGGATTATTTTTTTGGACTTAGACACTTTAGAGTCAGAACCCTCTTGGTTAGCCCAAAAATCTGTCCCAAAAGACTCTACTATAACTTTTAAATCTTTGTTTATATTCTCTATTAAGGCTTTTTCTTTTGATCCGCCTTTCTGTCTATTAAGAAATTTACTTTCTAAAGCCACCGATATAATATCAATGTTTTTTCCAGGATTTTTAGTTATTACAAAGTCTGTTTGGTCTGATAGCTCTCTAATTAACTTTTGTACTTCTGGGTTTTTTTGAGCTGAAGACCATTCAAATAGTGTTTTATTTACTTCTCTAGCTCTCTGCTCAGAGATACTGTACCCTTCTTCATGCCCAATATCAAGAAAGCTAGAATTTATTTGTTCGATCTCTTTTGATCTTCTTCCGCCCTTATTAAGTTTTGTAATTTGGGCTCTTAATTTTCTTAAAAGAGGTCTTTGCCGTACTTGTTTTACTGCCCGAAATCTATTAAATACATTGACTGTTCCGGCTTTTTTAGCTCCTATAGTAAAAGTAAACCTTCGGGCATCTCCTTTGAGGTTTGATACCGTTGTTTTCTTTGCATCTGTATTAAAATTTTTAAAATCTTGATACATTCCTGAACACATCTTTGGAACTTCAGTTTCGATAATATCAATAATACTCTGTGGAAGGTTTCCCGGTTTATAGCCCCCTCTTTTTTCCATTTCTCTTTTTATTTGAGTCATGATTCTTTGTTGACTCACTAAAATATTATGAACTTTTTTGTCTGAAGTTATCTTCCTATAAGAATTTGAAGTTTGTTCCATCAACTCTTGTATTTTTTTAACTGTTGCCTCTAAATCTCTCTTAGCCATTAAAAGTTTTTATAAAGATCAAGTACACGTTTTATGTGATCTGGAAATGCCACATTATTACGCTGACTCGAGCTTGACTGATTTTGAATACTAGCGCCAGCAATTGACCGTCGCTCTTTATGTTCATCTTTCAAGTAATATGTAATTAGATCAAAAACTGCTAGTCGTAAGTCACTGGGCAGAGTAGCATATCCAGCTTTATAGGTTACACGAACTGCACCTGGGCCACGACGCCAATTTCTATAAGTACTACCACTTGTGGTACGCATAATACTATCAGTAGCAGAGTCTAAGAAATACTCATAGTTACCTGTGGTTAAAGTAACATAAGCATCCCCATAAGAATTTCGCTCTTCTACAGATACGATTGTAGTTACAGGACTCTCAGTAAGTTGTATAATATGAGTATCCCAGTCAATATTAAGAGTATCAACTTTATTACTAGAGTAATAGTCTACAAAACTATTAGCACAATAAGTTTTTACTAATTCACTCACAGAAGGAATGAGAAAATTTAAGCGAGCGTCGTCTTTAGGGCTATTAATCCCTTCCGCTGCTTTATAGTCATTTAATGTTGTTAAATCTGCCATAAGTATATTAGTAAAAACTTGGGGAGGCGAACCTCCCCAGTTTGTAAAGTTATTAAGAAGCCGCTTGGGTCAGCTTAACAACAGATACGTCAGTAGTACCGTTATTAGCAACGAGTTGGTTGAAGCCGAGTGACTGGCTAGCAACGATTACTCGACGCTGATTAAGTACTTCGTAATCTTGCTCTACGGATACACCGCGGAGACGTGGGATTACGTGGTTACGAACGTTTACAGCATAACCTACAGATGCGCTTGCGCCTTCTGCTTCGGTCTGATCAGATACAACTACTGGAGTTCCAAAGATAGAACCTACAGAACCTGTAATCTTAGTTGCTACGTCAGAGCCTACGTCTGTGATATCGGCGAAGCCGGCATCAGCAATCAGATCGTAGTAACGCTTCTGTGATACAACATAAATCAGATCTTCTGGCATCATGCCATACTTACCCATCAACTTACGAGCTGCGAGGAAGTCTGCAGCATCTACAACACCTGCGCCAGCAGCGTTAACTGAAGTTTCAAACGCGTTAGAGCCTGCAAGGGCTTCGAGGCCGTCAAATGCTTCTGCACCGCCTGAAGTGCCTGTAAGAAGAGCAGCATCCACTGCACGAGCATGAGCGCGAGCAACAGATTCAACAAGCATAGGCATCAAGTTAACAAGGACTTCTTCGTCAATGTTGTTGTCCATGAAAGTAGTCGAAATCAATCGAGTTGCTTTCAGGATTACCTGCTTAGCGTTGTATTGAACGTTAGTGACCTGAGGACGGTTCTCCAAGTTACCTGCGGTATCAGTGTTTGAACCCCAAGCAGCAGGACCTGCGTCTGTCTGGATTGGCAATACCTGAGTCTGTGAATTAATAGTAATTTCACGGAAGGCTTGTGCCAAACGCAACTCAAGCATAATTTCCTTCTCAATTTGAGTAGAAACTTCTTGAGCGATATCACCAGCATTAGCTGCATAGTTGATACCTGCTTTTTCCATTAGAGTCTTAGAGTAGTTAGTTTCCCAACCTTTTCCAGTCATAACACCCAACAGGTGTCCGTACATGAAATCCTTGCCCCACTTAGAAACAGTACCTTGCTCTGCACGGTCTGCGAATACACGCTTTGACTCACGCATTTTTTGGAGCTCTTCAGATTTCTCTTCCAAGTCCTTCGCGTGTTGCAGCATTACTTCTTCAATCTTCGCATCCTTCTCAGAAAGCTTAGCTTGAATATCGGCCATCAGGCGCTCAGCACCTGACTCAACGCCAGTAGTAATAGCTTGCTTTACTTCTTCTTCTTGTGCTTCTTTAGCTTTAGCATCTGCTTGAGCTTTTTCAGCGACTTCTTGAGCTGCTTTTTCTTCTGCAGCCTTTGACTCAGCTTGCTTCATTGCAATTTTAGCAGCAGTTTCCTCTGCTACCTTCTTAGCAAAAGCTTCCAAGTCGACTTCGGGAGTATTTACTTCCGACATATTGATCTCCTCTTTAGCGGATTTTTCCGCTTCGTCCGGTGTTTCACTAGCTACCGATGAATTTTCATCCTTAGCCAGAGACTGACCGGCTAGATCTACACGATTGGTGAAAGTTTTTTTGAATTCATTATACTCCTCAATAGAGTCGAATGACTTCGCCAGAGAAAAAGTTGCTGCTTGATTACAGGGTACGGAAACAACCGACACCTCAAACAACTCAGCATCCTTAATCTTTAATCCGTCAGTTTCCGATAGGTAATCAGCATCCTTGACTCGGAAACCAACAGAAAATGCTCCAAGAATGCCTTCTTTTACAAGCTGCGCGACATGATCGGGCGCAGATTTAGAAATTTTAGCCTTTAGTTCAAGACCGTTTTCAGTGACTTTAAGTCCTGTAGCACGTCCAATAGGCTTGTTATAGTCATGATTGAAAAGAATAATAGGATTCTTTTCGAAGTTACCAAGGCCACCTTTAGTCCAAGCTTCTGCGGAAATTGTATCTCCCGCTCGGTCGAAGTCAGCAGTACTAGCCATTCCGCAAATGTGAACGCTACCATCTTCGTCTTCATTTAAAGCCTTAAAGGTAGAGGTAAGATTAAAAATCTTTTCCATTAGTCTTCACTCTTCTCTTCTGCCGGAGCAGCCTCGCTCGAAGGTGCAGCAGGTGCTACTTTAGCCTTCGGGGCAGGTTTCGGAGCAGGTGCTGGCTCCGGTTTTTTACCCAAATCTGGGTGCTTTACTTTAAGTGCGTGTAAAAGATACTTCCACGCCTTAAAACTTCTTTTTACTGAAATAGCATGGAGGGCGTCTTGAGGGCCTACTACCTTTGCATATTCTTTGTAGTCGATATCTAAAGCAAGACCATGCTTTTTAAATTGTGCATATGCAATATCTAATACTTTTTGTTTTTGTCGTACTGCCATTAATCTTCTCCTTCTTCTGTGGGCCTACCGCCCTCGTCAGGATTTACTGCGCTTCCTGTAATATTTGCTGGTACTCTTAACTCATCGAAACCTTCCATCGGCTCGAAATTGATAGCTTCACGAGCTTCATTAGGAGTTATAATACCAGTATTTACAAGTGCTGAATAATACTGAGCTTGATCACGTAACTCTGGTTGAAGTGCTGGAATATCGGTAGCGTCTTCTGTAAGTTCAAATCCAAAATGCTTTTCTAGTGCAAAGTTAATTTTTCTTACAATAGGTAGTATCGTCTCAAGATAGTACATTCTCATGTTTGGACGAAGATTTGCATTATTACCAGAATCCATCATGATAGGTGGGATGCCAAGAGCCTTCAAAATAATTTTTTCATTCTCTGTAATTGCTGATTGAAAATCCAGTTCTCTAAAATTTATATTTGAAATAGGATCTACTTCTATACCCCCGTCCAAAACTAGTGGGCGTCTCCCACCTGCATCAGGACGATAACGTTGCTGCCAAGATTGAATCATTCGTTCTTTAATTTTCTCAGACAGTGTATTTGGGGATTTAAGTATAAGGCCTGGAACTGCTCCATTCTTAAAAAAGTTATCTTGAAACTCTCTCATACGCTTCATAAGTACCATAGTACGAAGAGCGGGTTTTAATCTTGAAACGCCTCGGTAAATAGAATAAAAAGAATTTTCTTTTACATGAATAATTTCTCGAGGGCTATAGTCTACTTGCTCATTGTAAGTAAACTTTTCGATATAAGTAGATTCGCTTGCATGAATCTTCATCTTACTTGCTGGCAGATGATAAAGGTGGACTCCATCATAATATATAAAAATATTGCCGTCTATTAAATAATCTATAATAAGATTGCGACGAAAAGAACTTATATCTTGAAATAGGTTAGGCTCTTTATTTAGTAAGAGAGATACTCTGGATCTTTTTATACCTTTTATAGTACTTTGGATAGGTAGCTGAGTACCGACTTTTACATTTATCTCAGCGGTATCATCAATAATCATATTAACACCGCGATTTACAATTTCTAAGTCTTCATACGCTCTTTCAAAACTAAAAGTAGGCTCTCTGCTGCTCTCAATTTTATGGTCAAAATAAGGTTGAGCAGGATTTAACTTCTCCTCCTTATCGCCAAAAATATTATTATACCAAGCCATGCTTTCCTCTTTGTATCTCTACCCAACGTTTTTGTTTAGGCGCTGAGTGTAGTGTTGGGTTTCGCCCGTATATTGAATGTAATTTTAAGTGGTGAGCGTGGCACAAAGTAACAGTATAATCGTATAACTCTTCAATATGCTCATTAATAAATTCGTCTCTAAAATTTCGAATGTCTTCCATCATATAGTTTTGCTCTTTTACCCACTTCTGAAGTAGGGGGCTTAAACTATAGTAATGGTGAAAATCAAGCTCAGTGTCTGCTCCACATATATAGCACTCAGAAGCTTTTTCATACCTTGATTTTGCTTTATCTCGTATATACTTTACGGGATCTCGTTTTAGCTCTGTCATCTTTGAATCTATTACTTTTTAATAACGAAATTATATCGTGAGGAAACTAAATTGTCAACTACTTTTTTTCTTAGGTCTTTCTAGAAACTTGTAGACGAAGTTTGAAATGAATAAACTGCATATCGTAAAGCATCAGACATGTGTGACGCCATATTATGTTTTGGTTTTTCTCTAGCGAGGTTAGGATTTGGATCCCATTGATATTGATCTAGTGCTGATAAACTATGAAGACATTTCTGGTCTATAATTAAATTATCATTATCAACAATAGCAGCCACATGAGCAATACCGTCCAGTACAGACTTTTTGGCATTTGTGGTAGTAATATCATAGTTCTGAGCAAAGTCAAATCTAGTTTGTTGAGCTGCTGAATCAATGAAGATATAATCAATATCCCACTTTTCCATAAGTCTACTAATTTCAACAGCATGTTGTTCTGTAGTTTTTTCAGCATCTAAATACTCGTCTAAGATGTAGTATTTTTCGTCGTCCCAGTCGTATGCCAATACGCAAAAGGCAGTGGGATCTCTATACCCCACATCAAGACCTGCGAATATATCCATTTTTGAAACGTCGAATTCTTCCAAGTTTTCAATGCAGGTTTCATGATTAAAGTTCCAAATCTGCCCTTCATAGGTGTTAAAGTCTGCTTCATACTCTTGTTTAAACTCTGCTTCTGACATACTTTTTCTAGCTTCTGAAACGTCACTCTCAGACATCCTAGGGTTATCTTTATAGGTTGCACGTATAGATGCCCATTCAGGAAACTCATCAGTAAATCCTCTATTAAAAAATTCAGCAAACCAGTTACTCTTTCCTCGTGGAGTAGAGATAAACAGAGCTTTAGAATTATCTTTGTCTAGGGTGGGACGAAGTGCAACATTGAAAGCTTCTTTACCATCTGCAAGTGCTGCCTCATCAAATATAATAAGATCGTAACTACGACCTACACAAGAGTCTACTTGATTAATTGAACCCATTCTTATTGTAGAACCGTTTGTTAGTTCAATTACTTTATCTTTAGCATTATCTTTTGCTACTTCAAGATCAAAGTGCTTAATCAATTGTCTTTGTAAGTCGAAAGAAATCTGAGACAAGGCATAGTTCGGAGACATAATTAAAATGTGAGAACCTGGGACTAGCGATACTAGCTGCCCAATAATATTTGCGATATAAGTTTTGCCCTGTCTTCTTGAAATTGCTGCAGTTACAAAACGATACTTATTGTTGTTTATCGCATTTATGATCGCCATTTGAGACGGAAGAGGTGTAACGCCGAGTAAGTCCAAGTATGGATCTACTGGAAGCTTGAGAAACCTCGTCTCAGATTGAAATTCAACAAGTCGCTCGGAGACTAAGTCTCTCCTACTTATTTCTATTGTCATGTTATTATTATACCTTTAATCGTTTTTTCTATGTCCGTTCCAAGCTGCAAATCCTGCGACTCGAAGAGCCCAGTATGCTAAATAGTTTAACAGCTTGAAACCATTTACTTCAATACAAATGTCACGGAAAAGCTTATCCATCCACTTTTGATCTTTCTTACCAATATCTGTTCCATCTTTTTTCATAAGAGTAGCATATTTATAGCCATAGTCGTGAACAAGACCGCCCATAAGTAATACACCGGTAGGAGACAACCACATAGCAAGAAATTTAGGGACAGACGCCCCATCAAACTGGAATCCTTTGGGAATAACATACTCTTCCACTCCTAGTGTAAAATGAAAATCATCACAGATTTCCCATTGACGAACACCTAACATCCACATCCATATTGCTTTCCAAAATCCTTTATCTTTTGT